GTATGTGCTGCCGTGGCTGCTGTTCCTGCCGTATCTGCTGCCGTTCCCGCTGCCGTGGCTGCTGTCTTTGCCGTAATCTTTGCGATTATCTTTGCAGCTCCGGACGCAAATTTCTGTCCGGTCGTTACCGTGTCGGAGATTCCCTTTGCCACTTTTCCGAATCCGATTGACAACGGACCGATAGCAGCAACCACAAGACCAACTTTGAGGACTGTTTCTTGTTGTGCCGGAGAGAGCGACGTAAACCATTTTGTCAACTCTTGAATCTTTCCGGTCAATTTTTCAATCATAGGTGCTGCGGATGTCTGTGCTGTGGATGCCAGTGTTGACAACGCCAGTTTTGCGTTGTTCATTGCAACCTTTGCATTGTCAATCGGGTCGAGTGTTCCGTTGTAGGTGTCCTCGACTGTTGAACCGTATTCCTCCATTGATGACGAAAGACTGGTGAGGTCAATTCTGTTCTCACGAATTGCCTTTGTCATTTCCGCAGCACCTTTTTTTCCGAACAATTCCGTTGCAATCTGCATCGCCTCGGTCTCTGTCTTTGCGTTCTTGATGCTGCCGATAGTATCTGACAACGCCTCGTCCATTGATTTTCCCTCTGATGTGGCGTTCTGTAATGCTTTTTTCAGACCCGCCATTGCTTGAGTTGAATCAACACCGTTTGCGTCGAATTGAGCCATTAAATTGATTGCTTGAGGCAACGACAATCCCATTTCTTTGAATTGTGCGTTATTGTCGAGGACATATCCCTCTAATGTATCAACAGAGATTCCTGTTTCCTGTGCCTTTGCTGTGAGCAATCCTAACAGGTTTCCTGTCTGTGATGCATCGACGTTCCATGCTTTCATGATTTTGTCAACTTGGTCAACTGACTGTGTGACGTTTGTTCCGTTGATTGATGCAAACTGTACGAACTGCTTTGAGGTCTTTTCAAGTTCCGTTCCTGTTGTGTGGAATCTTGTGTTGACTTCTCCGATTGCCTCGCCTACCGTTGACATATCCTCCGGCATTGTTCCGAAAACATTATCCGCAGACTTTGTCAACCCCTCAAGTGCCTTTCCGGTTGCTCCGGTCTTTGTTACTATGGTGTCATAACCCTCGTCGAGTTCCGTGAATGCTTTGATTGATGCTGCACCAATGCCCGCAATTCCGGCAGAGACAACCGACATTTTCTTTCCGAAACTCTCCATCTTTGTTCCTGCCGTATCGCAAGCAGTCGCAAATTTTTCAAGTTTATTGTCTTTTAATTGCTCATTAACATTTTTCAGTTCTGCCTCCATATTCATGAGGGCAGTCTTTGACTTTTCTGTCTTTACTGTCTGATTTGCAAGAGCCGTCTCTGTTTTCCCGATTGCCGTTTCATTTGCCTTGTACTCCTGTTCGAGTTTGTCTAATTCCTCTTTTAAAGCTTTTGACTGCTCGGAGTTCTTCCCCGTCTCCTCTGTCGACTTTGCATAGGCTTCTTTCGCAGCGTCAATCTTTCCCTTGAGTTCCTCCTGCTTTGTTTTCTGTTCTGACAGTTTCTTTGTCAACTTTTCCTGTTGCTCACTATTTAACTGCACAATGCCTTTCTGCACCGTGATTTTTTGAGTGAGCGATTCGGCTTTTGCCTTGAGGCTGTCTGTTTCCGAACCGAACAACTTTGCTTTCGTTGCTGCCGTCGTATATTCCGCAGACAGGACTTTCATTTGTGCTGCTGCCGATTTCATTTGTGACTGGTAATCACTTGAATTTGCAGAAATTTTGACGCTTGTATAAGCCATTCGGTCGCCTCCTCTCTTACTGATTTTCGTTGATTGTGTCTAATTCAAAACGCAAGTATTCCAACAACGTGACAATGTTTTCTTTCATGCACTGACTGTATGAGTTTTTCAAAAGCCGAATCGCAATTTTTACAACACGGTCGACAATCTCCCCGCAGACTTTCCATTGATTTTTCTCCGGTTCTTCCAGCTCGTCCTCATATCCGTTTTCACGGTCGTATTCGTCAAATGCGGACTTTTCTTTCTCCACCTGTTCAACCTCGACAATGTTCAATAGTTTCTCTGCAATTATGTTCTGCATCACAAAATGAACCGTCTTGATTGCCGTTAGAAAATCAATCGCATCAATCTCCCCGATTTCCGCAAGTGTCAATTCATTCTCGAACAACTCCTGCATTATCTTTGTATTAAAAAACATCACTCCGGAAATCTTTTCCGTGCTGTTTTTCTCCATGAGACTGACATATTTTTTGTACTGCTCCACTGTTATGGAGTTGATAAAATATCTTTTCCCGCTGCAAGTGACCTCTATTTCCGGTATCACTTGCCACTCTGAAAATTTTTCTCTATCTTCTCCATGCGTTTGGTGAGTTCTTCCCCGATTCCTGCGTCAATGAACTGGAACTCAAGAATCAAACCTGCTGCATCCAGTCCGGTCTCCGGATTCTTTAATTCCTCAACAGTGAACTGGTCTCCGTATGCTTTGCAGACAAACATCTCCATTATTTCAATGTCCTGTTTTGTATATCTCGGATGTGTGTCAATCTGCTCCGCAATATCGAGATACTCCGTGTATGTATCAATCGACATTTTCGGCATTGTGAACTCTTTGTTGCTGATGATGATTTTTCTTTTCATGGTTTATCCTCCTGTTATATATCCCTTGTTACGCTGCTGCGTCGTTCTTTTCCTGCACCTTTGAAAACCAACTCTTGATTGCTTCTGCTGCCTTTGTGTTCTCTTTCACAAGATTTGATTCATCGACCGAAATCTCATACGCATTGTCAAGACTTCTCTCGTAGAATGAACCCTTGATGCTCTTTGTTGTCGGAGACAATTTGCCCTCTTTTGTGCTTGCCTCCTCACTGATTCCCTCTGCAAACTTTCCGGCGTATAACCATTTGAAATCATACTTTCCGTTCAGTTTTCTCTCACGCCATCCGACAGCGACCTCCGGTGCTTTGTCGTCGGCTGTCTTAATGAGGAAACCGTTCTCGTATAACTGCCCGAATAAAATCTGTCTGTCCTGTGGTGCAAGTGCATTGACCTCAAGTTCGACCTCTGTTCCCTCGTATGAGTTGATGACCTCCTCCGTTCCGTCATCGGAGTAAATCTTTTCAGAAGTCCATTTTTCATCAACTTTCGCTTTGATTGCTCTTGCCAGTTTCACCGGAGTTCCCGCAACATATCCTGTTGCATCATTCTGTGTGATTTTTGCGATGTAGAAATCCCTACAACCGCATGTTCTACTTCTGACAATCTGTGATACTGTTTCGCTTAATGGTGTTACTGTTTCAGTCATGTCTATTCCTCCATTTCATAAAATTTTGAAAATCTTTGTGCTTTCATATAGATTCCGTCCTCCGGTTTGGAATCGTCTCCGTTCCTGCCCTCAAACGAAAAGTCTTTTTCTTTCATGAGTTTCTTGATTTCCCTCGCAAGTTCAACCTCGTCGCTCTCTGAAAAAATAGTGACCTGCAATGACAGCGTCACTCCCTCCGCATCATCATCTGAAAAGTTCTCGTCGACTTCTCCCAAATCCCACAAGGTCACATGTGTTTTATGGATGTTCTTGTCATACCACCCTTGCATGACAGTGATTCCCCTGTCTGAAATCTGCTGCAACGCACCCGATGCGTCTTTTATGATGTCCGGACTGTTCACGCTATCACCTCATTTCATTGTGTTATCTAAATAGGATTGATACTCCTGTTCTGCGATTTTTTGCAGTTCCGCATCTGCCTCACGCCCTGTCGCATAGATAAATTCTTGAGGCGGTCTGTAAATAGTTCCCCAGTTAATGAATTTCACATAAAAGTGTTCACTATTATCCGACTTTTCCCATCCGACATCCGCTGACGCTCCGGTGTCTTTCACCTTGGCCGCCCCCAGTGGAACGCTGTCCGCTGCGTGTGATGTGACCGATGATTTTGAGCCGAATCCTCGACCGCTCAACTTTATATCTGCCGATTTTGGAATCTTCCCCGACATAATGCGTTTCACGACGGGTTCCCCCTGCTCAACAATCATTTTGTTGACCGCTCGGATGTCCTCGTCGCTTGCTGCATCTTCAAACGCTTTCACAAGTTCCTGCAATCCTTGAAATTCCATTTCAATTTTCATCGCATCCCTCCGGTGTCAGATTATGACACTATGCTCCTGCTCTACATTTCAACTGATATTTCCTGTCATCCGTGAACATCGGAGACGCATCATATATCTTGAACTCAACGCCTTTGTACACCGCATAGAACTCTTTCAAATTCAGTCGGATTTCTTCCATCTTGTCGCACGTTCGTGTCTCAAAAACGATTGTGTTTTCGAGTCCGGTCTGCAAGGCTGCGTATTTCTCATTTGTTCCCAAGCTCTTGACCTCGCACCAACAGGAATAAAACTCCGTTTCCTCCTGCTGCCGTCTGCCATCAACAACGCTCGACACCTTGCGAATTATCTTGATTCTGCCCGTCATTGTGCTGCACCTCCGTATATTTCTTTCAAAAGCATTGAGGAGGCAGCAGAGGCAAGCAGTTTCGTGTCGCTCCGGTATTTGTCACGGTTGTCGTAGAGTTCTTTCACGGATATAAACGCAAGCAGCTTTTGACGGCTTGTGAGGCTGTACTGGTCGAAATTCGGAATCAGTTCCGTCATTTCCTGCATGGTCACATCAAACATCAATTCAAGGATTTCCATGTCGTCATCATAGTCGATGTGACAATATACCTTGCATGTGGCAATCAGACCGTCTCTGTATTTCTCTTTTTCTTCATCCGTCATGTTTCTCACCTGCTTTCAATAGCAGGACGGATTCACCGCCCTGCTGCTTTGTTACCCGTTGACAACCTCTGTGATTTCGCCCTTGATGACTGCATCTTTGTCAACCGCCTGCACATCGAAACGGTCACGAACCTTGAGACCTGTCATGTCCTTATCCCATAACCCCGCACCTTTGTCATTGAGGTCGATTGTCAGAACATTTCTGTCAAAAAGTGTGATAGCCTCTTTCAAGTCACCGCAGAAAACAGGATGCTTGTACCCGTCGATTGTATGACCATCGCTGTTCATAATCGGTGTGGACTTGAGTGTTTTCTTTGACAGTTTCACGATTCTGTATTCTCCGAAAAGCATCTTTCCCTTTGTCTGCTGTGTCGGGTCTTTCTGCAAAATATAGTTTCCGTCCTTATCCTTTAACTTGTCGAGGTAGTTGAAACCGCTCTGATTTGTGATGACGATTGAGGATTCTGCAATCGCAGGGTCTAACTGCTCATTGAAAATGTCCTTGAGACTGTCGAGGTTCTCCACTGTGACCTCTTTTCCCTTTGTCATTTCGTTGAGTACCTTGAGAATCATTGCGTTACGGGTTGCCTTTGTCTTTTTCGCAATCCATTTGTTGATGTACGCCATGATGTTGGCTGCTGTGTCCTCAAGCAGTTCGGCGGTCATCTTGAGGATTCCACCTTTTTTCTTGACCTTGTACTCAATCGGTAAAAATTCCGGCTCGTCCATCTCCGGAAAATCCGCAGCCTCGTCCACGTTGTCGAACGGTGTTGATTCTGCATCGACCTCAATGTTTCGTGTTCCGGTCTTTGTCACAACCCCCTCAACATTGACATACTGCTCAAGGTTGTCGGATGAACGACGCAGTTCGATGATGTCTGTTCGGATGTCCTCCGGAATAGTCACGCCGATTCCGACCTCTCCCTCACTTCCTGCGGTTGTGTCGGATGTGAGTGTGTTCTTGTACACCTCAACATCTGCCTCGTCTGCCTCTCTGTGCAGGAATCCCGCTTTTACGATGTTGACGAACGCTTTCACAAGGTTCTTTTTGTCAACCTTTTTCTCACCGCCGACCTGCTTTGCAGTGCCTTTGTTGACCTTGTCCTCAATACTGCCCTGCTCGTCCTCGTCCAAATCATAGAGGAGGTCGAATCTGTTCTGTAACTCCTTGAGTTCTTCCTTTGCTGCCTTTGCCTTGTCGAGTTTTCCGTCGTTCACAAGGCTCTTGACTTCATTTTTCTTGTCGTTAATCTGTTTCAATAACTTCTGTAATTCCTTATTCATGACTTTCTGTCCTCCATTTCTTACATACCGTAAAGGTATAAATCATCGAGAATCTCCCGCTTTTCTGCCTCGATTCTCTGTTCCTCTGCCTGTGTTGCTGCACTGTTTCTCTTTTCCAGTTCTGCAAGCACCGCATCGACAATGTTTTCTTTTTCAGTTCCCTTGAGTGCCTCCGGAATATTGTTGTATTTCTCAAAATAGTCGGATGCACACGCTGCGACTGCTGCCTTTTCTTCGATTTCGACATTGAAATACTGCTGCATCTTCTTACTGTCGAACCATGTCTCATTGCTCATGAGGCTCTGAATCTTGTCTCTTGTGACACCCTCCTGCACATGTTCCATGTAAACGTCAAGGATTGAATCCTCGCAGAGATTCAACTGTTTTATTACTGCCTTGAAATCGTCTGCGTTGCCGTATGCCATGCACAACGGTTTGTGAATCATTGCTTGTGCCCCTGTTGCAAAATGCAGTTCGTCGCAAGCGAACATGATGACCGATGCGATAGATGCAGCCATTCCGTCGACATAGCCGACTTTGTGTCCGTCGTATCGTTTTAACTGGTTATAGATTGCCAGTCCTGCAAATACGTCTCCACCTCCGGAATTGAAATAAATATCAATGTCCTCATAGCCATCTAACTGGTTGAGAAAATCTGCGATGTCCTGCGGGCATCTGTCCTCCTCGTACCACATGGATTCCCATGTTGCCGATACAATGTCACCGTAGAAATACAAGGAACATCTGCTCTGTTCCTCGTCCTGCTCTAAATCCAAATAGCCGACATTTTCGACTTTTCCGCTGCGTTTATTCTTCTTTGTGAAATCAAAACGTCTCTTTGGCATGATTATTCACCTCCCTCCTGTTCTTCCTCGTCCTCTGCCTCGTCGGTTTCGTCCGGTTGTCCTGTTGTGTCCGGCTGCTCTGTGTCCGGCTCTGTTTCTTCCTCCGGTTGCTCCGGTTTTTCGGTCTCCTCTTGCTCGATTTGACCTTTCTGATATGCTGCTCCTGCCATTGTCAGCGGAACGATGCTGCCATTTGCAAGTAAAGTGTCGCCACCCTCTCCATCGGGGAGGTCAAGTTTGCGTCGTGCCTCATTCGGTTTCATGATTGAGCCACTGACACCGTTTTTCAGGTATTCCATTTGTGTCTTTGAATCTGTTCGGAAAAGAACTTTTTCATTGTATTTGTAATAAAAACCGTCATCCTGTTCCTCGTCCGTCAGCATTTTATAGTTGATTTCTTCCTCATACTGCTTGATGACGAACAGTTCTGTATCAACGTAAAAAGACAACTGCTGCAACTCACTGTTCGCATAGGACGACTTTGAATAGTCGTTGATTTGATTCGGTTTCACACCGAACGCTGCTGCGATCTGCAATGCAGTGTATTTTTTCAATTCAAAGAACTGTGAATCTGACAATTTGATGTCGAGTGGTGTCAGTTTCATCCCTAACGGTACGGGAATGATTTTCCCTGTGTTCCTCGCTCCGCTGCCAAAATCCTCGAACGACTTCACAAGTGCCTCTTTCGCTTTATCATTCAACTCTCCCGTATATTCAAGCGTCGCTTTTGCTGTCAGTCCGCTCTCATATAGGCTGTTCATATATCTCTGTGACGCTGATGCTCCGGAAATCGTGTCACGGAGAATCTGCTGAACTGGTAAACCTGTCACACCGTCAAAACTGAATGATGTTTTGAAGTGCATGACCTCACTCGTGTCAAATACATACTGACTTCCGGATGTCGGGTCTGTGTAGACATACCACAAGCGTCCTTTTCCTGCGAATATGCCTGCATCATCCACAACAATCTGAACACAATTCGACTGCATCACCCACAGGTCAAGAATTTTGACCTCTCCTCCGTATTTCTTCCGGATGAATTTCTTTCTCATGTACACATAAGCGTTCCCGTAGTGATTGCGGTTGATTTCCACTGTGTTCCAAAATACCGTCGGTGTCATGAACGGGTTCGGTCTCTTGGTCAGCAGTCTCGACGTGTCCGTCTGTTCTGCCTCAATGATTCCTTTGTCCGTTCTCTGATAATATTTGATAGGCATTTTCGCAAGAGTTTCCGACAGCATCTTGAGACATGTGAAATATGTCACCTCTGATGTTGTCTTTCTCCTCCTGCTCAAACCCATACTCTCAAGGAATGACGGTGAGTTGAGCGTCATCACCCCGCCTGTCAGTTCCGTTGAATCACTGACCTCCGGTGCAGTTTCACCTTTCCACCAGTTCATCAAACTGTTTGCTATTTTTCTAAATGGGTTCATTCTTTCTCACCGCCTTTCCCCATGTATTTCTCATACATTTCAAGCCATTCATTCACAACCTCATTTGTGTCCGGCTTATACTCCTCTTTCATTGCTGCTTTCCATGCGTCAATGATTGCGTCAATCGGGTCGATTCTGTCCTCGTCGAGTGCCTTGTCGATTTTGATTTCACCGTAACTGTTCGAGATAGTCTTTGCGTTTGCAATCGACCACGTCAGCAGTTCATCGAACGGAACAACCTTGCCTTTTCCGACTTCTGTTCCCTCAATCACGACGTTTCCTGCTTTTATCTCCAGTCTGAAATCAACTGTTGCGTCATTGAGTTCCTTTGCTGTCTGTGTAATTGCCACAGAATCGAATCCCAGTGCCTCAAGGTCTGACAGGAACGCAGATGCGTTGTGTGGGTCATAACACACAAGTTGAGGTTTCAAATCATTCTGTTTGATTAAATCCTCAAGGTACTTGATGATGTACTTGTAATCTGTCTTTATTCCTCCCAGTGTCTCCGTGACTGTCACGAGACCTTTTGAAATCCATACATCATACGGAACTTTGTCCGTCTTGATATGCTCGTCCACTCTGCTCGCAGGTATGAATGAGTGAGTATGCACAAAATACTTTTTCACACCGTCAACCATGTACGGGATGACGATTGCGATGGATGTCAAGTCGCCTCCGGACGACAGGTCAACTCCGACATAGCATTTTGAGCCTCTGAAATCCTTGAGCGTTCGCAATGCTGCACATCGTTTCCAGTCTTTAATGTCCTTGATGTACAGTGCGTTTGACCACTGCATCCACATGTTTAACTGCTTAACGAGGAAATCTCGCAAATCCTCCCCGCCCATATCACGGGCAGTATTCGCAACCGGAACGAGATTTTCCAGTGCATCCTCGTCATATTCGAGAATCGGGTTTGCTTTTATCCAGTTCTCCTTTTTGTATAGGTCATCCGCTGTGTCCAACTGTGCTATATACACGAACTGACTGTCGTTCTCAAACACACCTTTCAGCAGATTGCAGCAATACTCATATAACTTGTAGCAAGGCGATTTCAAATCGAACCCCGCTGTCGTTATGACGGAGATCAGTGCGGATTTTAATTTCTTGATACCTCCCTCAAGCAGTTTGTACATCTGATTTGTCTTGTGAGCGTGGTATTCGTCAACGATTCCCAAATATGCACGGTGTCCGTCCAGTGACTTGGTATCTCCGGATAATGCCTTGATTTCCGAATGGGTACAGAGACAATCTATCGTGTGATTATGCTCATGCACCTTGAACCACTCCGACAAATCCTCGTCGGAATTGATGAATTTTACAATTTCATCAAAAACAATGTTCGCTTGGTCTTGTTTTGTCGCAGTACAAAAGATTTTTCCGTATTTGTACCCGTCAAAATTGCCATAGTAACACGCTAAAATACCATTGATGAACGACTTTCCGTTCTGTCTGCCTAACTGTACATAGGACGTTCTGAACCGTCTGTGACCCTTTTCTTTTGTCCTCCACCCATTCAGAGACCCTAAAATGAAACACTGGAACGGGTACGCTGTCACATTTTCCTGTTCGTCACCCTCTGCGATTGTCAATTCTTCCGCAAAATTGATGATTTCCTCGGACTTTTCAACGTCGAAATAATATTTGTATGGTGCTGCTTTCGCTTTTTCGAGGTCATCAAGATGCCTTTGACATGCCAGTCTGACATATTCACCTGCAATGATGACACCTGCAACGACATCAAGAGCGTATTGTGTGCAACGGTCGGTCACTGTTGCCCCTGCTGCCATTTATGAACTCGCATACTTGGCGAATTTGTTCTCCGGTTTTGTTTCCTTTGCTTTCGGAACTACCAACCGACACCGACTGCTGACCGTCATTCCGAAATCCGATGCCCCCTGCCGACATTGTTTCATGCAGCGGTCTTGTATAATCATGAGACGCTCCCTCTCACCGTTCACAACCTCCCGTGTTCCGACCTGTACACGTTCCTGTTCTCCTGTGTCCGGATTCTCTCGCATCTCATAGACCGGAACATCGACCATCAACGGAGTTTCTCTGATTTTGTCCGTTATCTCGATGTATTGGTCTTGTGCAATCAGTAATCTCGCCAGTGCATCACAATCCACATTCGCAATGAGTTTGATTGCAAGCAGTTCTTTTGACAATTTCCGGAATTTCTTCTTTTGTTCCGGTGTCAAATATGCCGGAGGCTTGACTTTGTCGTTTGGGGCGACCACCTCCGCATTTTTTCTCGCCTCAATCTCTGCTTTTGTGAGGTGTTTTTTTCCTTTCATGACCACCAAATCGGTCGGTTGTCTCTGTCCTGCCATGCAGCATCAACCCCCTTTCCGTCCAGTGTTCACGAGTTTCGTGTCACATTCTGACACCTTTTCGTCACTCCCCTGTGTCCTGATTTTCTCGTGGGGAGTTTTCTCCAAAGAAAAGAGGGGGTGCGACTAAGAAACGGTCACATAAAACTTTTTCATATCCCCCTGCCTGTTTGAAATGGTAATCAATCAGCGACCTCAACTGTGTCTGTGTTGCTTTCATGCTTGCATTGCTCTGTTTATATAGTGCTGTGATTGTGTTGTGTGTCCGATGGCTCAAGGGTATCAAGTTCAATGGGTTCAACCTCTGCTCCCAGTCCTCCTCAAGTTCTATGATGTGGTGGATGGGGTCTGAATCTTTCAGTGTTATCAACTGGTGTTCAACATACAGAGCATATATATCCACATACTCATACACACTCATGATGACAGGTCTCAACTCCCGCCATTCCTTTGACAGATAGAACTCTGCTGCTCGTGGGTCTCTGCGTGTATTGTTATATGTCACATGCCTTGACTGCTGCCTTGCCTCGCACTGCTCGCACATGGTCAATGCCTGTGGGATAAGGCGACCGCATCCCTTACATGCTTTCAATAACACACTGCTCACTCCTCTCTGTCCATCGGTCTCCTGCTGCCTCTCATGCCTTTCAAGAGGCGGGCATACATCGCACATGATAGTGTCCTGCTGCCCGCATATAACAGGAGGGCAAACAGGCAAGAAAAAAGCGACTGCATCTCTGCAATCGCTCACTCAACTGTTCACGCTATCATATTAGCACGTTTATATTTGCTTTTGTTCACCCACTTTTTACCCCCGAAATCACCCTCATTTCACCCCGTTTTCACTCTCATTTCACTCCGATTTTGTCATTTTCGATTGCTTTTGCACCGAATAATTTGATTGAGAGACGTTCTGTCATTGATCTGCACCACTTTTTCGGTGAGTTCTTTCCGCATCCAGTCTCCCTCACAATATCCTCGTATGACTTGCCCTTGATATATACTGCCTCAAGTGCGTCGTACTTGTACCCCTCACCTGCTGCCTCTGCATCCTCTTTCAGCGATGCAAGAGCCTTTTTCATGTGCTCGAACAGAACGACCGTCTCTGCCTTACACTCTCTGATGGACTGGAGGAACGCTTTCTCTGCCGAAATGTTATATCTTGATACATCGTCAATCTGTGATACTTCCGAAATTGCATCCTTGATATATCGCTCTATTTCCCGATAATTCTCAAGATATACCTGTGTTTTCTGAATTGCTGTCATTTCTTTTTCTGTCTCCACGTCGTTTTCCTCCTTTTGACCTTTTCAGAGGCAATCCATGATATTTCCTCCAATTATTCGACTTTTCCTGTCTCCTCGGTCTGTATATGCTCTCAAATGCGGTCAATGCCTCTTTTGCACTGATTCCCACTTTCAAAAGAGCATCTTGCAGGTTTTCTCCTCCTGCTGCCTTGATTTTCTCCGGATGTTCCGGAGATTCCGTCTTTTTCAAGACCGTTGCTGCCTCTGCTGCCTGTTCGATGATTTCAGACACCTTTTTCTCTGTCTTTCCCGCTGCCCGCAGTTTTGAAATGACGTTTTTCACCTTTTCCACGAATCCCATGTCTCCATCCTCCTCCGCACCTAATTGAAAGGGAGTTCTTCGTCGATTCCGTCCGGAATATTCATAAAGCCGTCACCTGCATCCGAATACCCTCCGTTGTTCCCGTCCTGCTGCCCTGCTGCTTTCTTACTCTCTGCAAATTCCTGTTCCTCGACAATCACGTCCGTGGTATAGACCTTTTGACCGTCTCTGTTCGTATATGACCCCGTCTGAATCCGCCCAGTGACAACCACTTTCGTTCCCTGCTTGAGATATTTTTCTGCGAACTCTCCATCTCGTCCAAACGCAACGCAGGAAATGAAATCCGCTGACTGCTGCCCGTCTTTTGCTCCTCTGCGGTCAACCGCAAGTGTGTATCGTGCGATCGCCATTTCCTCCTGTGAATTATTCCTCGGTGAATATCTGACATTCGGGTCTCTCGTGAGACGACCCATCAAAATGACCTTGTTCATCCGTTTTCCCTCTCTTTCTGCAAAATATACTCATTCTGTGCTTTCTGCAATTCCGTGATGCCCTTTTTGAACTGTGCATCATCTCCATTCATGCAGATTTCAAACAATTCCTCGTATCTGTCAATATTCTCGGTGATGAACGCTGCCTCTGTCTTTGAGCGTCTCTGCGTGAGGAACATTCCTTTGATTGTCTCTCTCATGGTCTCGCAGTTCTGTCTCTCCTCCTCCGTTTCCGGAGGAGTTTCTTTCAGCATCTTATCGACAACCCTGTCCACTGCATCCGCAATCTGTTCTTTCCATCCGGATGACGCTTTTTCATCAATGAGTTGTGACTGGATGTCCTCGAACGATGCTCCCGCTGCTGCTCCCGTGATTCTGATGTCCTTTTTCCCTTTTGCTGCAATCAGAATCAAATCATCGTCATACGCTGCCATGTAATAGTCGAATTTTGCATTGAAATTCTCTTTCGGATTGATGATGACCTCCGGTTCACTGCTGCCCTCTGTCTGAACCATTACACCGATATATTTCTGACCTGTTCCCTTTGCCTCGATGAATAATGCTTTTAATTGCCCTTTTTTCACTTTCCTGTTCCTCCATTCAGCATCCTCTCGAATAACTGCTCATATAATGCCTTGTATGTGTCACGCTCCGTCTCAAGCCTCACAACAATCTCCGATGTCTCTCCTGCTGCCTCCTGTGGTTTTTCGGTTTTCTTTTCTTCTGACGACTGCTGCATCGCTTGAATTTTGTTGCGATAGTATTCAATTTCCTCCTGCTGTTTCTGAATCGTCTCATTGTACTGCTTTGATGTCTTTCCTCCACCGCTCAACTGTAAGGAAATCATGAGAGCGATGTCGATGTTTTTCATTTCCTGCTCCGATACCTGCCCGATGTAGTTATTCACACGGTCGGTCGATACTGACGATACCTGTTCACACAATACTGTGGATAATCGTCCGGTACTGCGGACGGTCACATGTGTCGGGAGGTCTGTTTTCGGTTGCGTCGTCATATACACAACCTCAATCACTCCGGAGTGCTTGTTGTTCTCGTCATTGCTGACTACAACTGCGGGTCTGTCCGCAAATTGTTCACTCCCGTTTGTCGCCCCCCCTCGTGCGATATAGAATATCTCTCCTCGTCTGATGTCATCCATTGCCTTTTCCTCCTTATTTCACCGCCATCATTCAGCATCCTCTTTCATGAGTGATGTTGCCATGATGCAATATCCGTCCTCAAGACCTGCAAACTCCTCAAGGATATATGTCACAAGCACTCTCACGGTGCGTCCTGTGTTCTTTCCGTCCTTGAACTCCATCATCTCAAGGATGTCGCCTTTTTTATAGTCTCTGTCATTCTTCCGGAGTTCAAATGTCTTTTCTCCGGATGCAACCTCCTCAAAAAATGTCGCTCCCAGTTTAATGTGATGCACTTTCTGACCGTTCTCCTGTGTGTCTGACGGGAGGTTGTTCATCTTCTCCTCCTCTGCCTGTTCACGGAGTTTCTTTTTCGTTTCACGGTCGATTGCATCCTGCTCCTCGTTATATCTCTGCTCGTCTGTCTTGTATGCCTCTGCACGGTTCTTGTACTGGTCGCATGAGGTACATGTTCCGGTCTTTACGTTGCAGGTCTCGTATTCGGTGCAAGAATAACAGATTGATGTGATTCCCTCCGGATGCGGTGTCTCATAATCGTCGCCCGCTTTCTTTTCCTCCGGAGGATTCATGCTGTTTTCTGATGACTGCTGCCCTGCTGTGTCTGAATCTGACACGGTGTCCTGCTGCCCTGTTGCATCCTGCTCCTGTTTCTGCGGTGATTTCATGTCCTTAATTTCCGTATAGGACAATTCTCCGTTTTCCTTGTACTTTGCAAGTGCCTCCTGCTGCATCTCCGGAGACATCCCACTCAACTCATACGCTGCGGAGAATGTGAGACGCTCGTTGTTGAGTTCCTCTCGAAACTCCGGAATCAGATTGTTGTTGACGCTCTCAATCTGTGCGATCTTGGTCTTTGACATCTTGAGCATTGAGGCGATGACATCACGGAGGCGACCGGACTGGAGGTCATATCCTTTGATTTTCTTTCCATCCGTTTTCATACGCTCAAGACACGCTTTGAGACGTTGTTCCTCCTCGATGACATCCTTGAGAGACTTTGTCCGGTATGCGTTTGCGATGATGATTTCCACCTGCTCCTCGTCCTCGTCCTGCGGTGTGGTCAGTTTGCAGGTCGCAATCTCAAAATCTTTATATCCCTGCTCGACAAGGTGCTTGAGTGCAAGCCACCGTCTCTCACCTGCGACGATTCTATATTCACCCTGCTCATTCGGCTCAAATACAACCTCAAGATTCTGTTTGAGACCATACATGAGGATGTCTCCTGCCAGTTCCTCAATATCTGCCAAATCGTAGAAATTGAGTTTGTTCCGGTACATCTTGAAAATTGAAATGTCCTTTGTCCGGAATCTCGCTCTCGGTGATTCGTCAACTCCTGCCTTGCTGTTCTTGTTTAGTGCGTCCATGACGCTGAATCCTGTTGCCATCTTCTTTCCTCCTGTTTTCTCCCGTCAATGCGGTCACGATTTCTTTGTATTCCATTTCACACTCGAAAATCTGTGCGTCGAGTGCGTCCAATCTCTTGTATAACTGGTTTTCAATGCTTTTCGGTACTTTCTCGCCATTCCGCAGTAATATACCGATTATCTGATATTTACTCTTGCAGGTCAGTTCCGTCAAAATCTGAATCTGTTGCTTTTGATTCTCTGCTCTCCGGAATGACCCGCATATCTCTCTTTCGGTCACACGCATCCGCTCCCCTATTCTGTTAATTTCTGCTTTTTGGTCTCTGTACGCTCGACATTTATCTCTCCTTTGCTATTCTGTGATATAGATGCTTTGACCCCACCTCGGAGGTTCGGAGTGACCTTTGCCAGTCCTCCGGTGTATATCTCCTCAACTGCTGCTTTGAGAATGTTCACGATGCCCTCACTGCATCTCTTTTCCGGTGCTGCTGCCTCTCCGAACAATGCAGTGACGTTCTGCATCGCCTTTTCTTTCCTCTGTTTCTCTTTCTGATACTCAACCGCCTGTTCACAGGTGCAGGACATTGTCGCCTGTTCCTCTGCCTGTGGCTGTGTCAATTTCTCCTCGCTGTCAATCTGCACCATCTGTCCGCAGAATCGACACGGTGCTGTGTTGATGATGTTTCCCATGTTCAATCCTCTCTTTCTGTCGCTCTCATGCGACCTCCTGCAAAATTATCTTTCTGAATATGCTCTCAAATATTGGAACTGCGATGCTGTTCCCTGCTTGGTCATATAAAGCCTTGTAGTATTTCCCGTTTCTTTCTTGAACTGCTTTCGCCCTGTCAAAATCCTCGTCTGAATATCCCATCAATCTCCAACACTCACGCTCTGTCAAATACCGATAACGTCCATCTCCTCGGTCGATGACCTGTGCAGGTGTCCGGTCTTGCCTTGTTGTGATTGTATATGCACAATCTTTGATGACCGTCGCTCTCCGGATTCCTTTTTCTCCGATACATGCAAGGACGGACGGTTGTGTCACATCGTAGATGTCCGGAACGTCATCCTCAAGGAACTCTTGCAGGTTTCGCATCGGTGTCCTTATGAGGTCATCGAACTCAAATTTTTCACCATTCAGAACAGAAACCGTGAACACTCTTTCTCTCGCCTGTGGCAATCCGAACTCTCTTGCATCTAAAACCGCATAATTATTCGTGTACCCCAGTTTTTCCATCTCGTCCATGTATCTGTCGAAATTCGGTCTCATGTACTTTGATTTCACATTCTTCACGTTTTCCCATATCACATAACGAGGTCGCCATTCTCCCATATTCTCAATGATATGTATTGTCTCCCACATGAGAGAGGAACGTGTTCCGCTCCCCTCGTCTGAACCTTTCCCTCTGTTGATTCTCCCGTCTCCTGTCGCTTTCCCTTGATGTCCTGCGATGCTCATGTCTTGGCAAGGCGAACCATGAATCAAAATATCCGGTTTCAGATTCCATCCGACGACCGTCTGTGTTTTATATTCTAATTCCTCACGGAACATCGAATTGTATGACTGTACTGCTTTTTCATTGATCTCCACATAGTCGATTGCTTTTGTCGGGATGTTCAAATTTCTCAAGGCACATCGGGGTGAACCAATTCCCCCGAATAATTCAAGAATCTGTATTGTATCGTTCATGCCCTGCTGCCTCCTAATATCTCTCGCCAAATACTGCAACGCATTGTGTGAATACTTCTTTATTCGGTATGTAGCAAATCGAGAAATTGTTGTAATTCGTGTGTTTTGTCAAAAAATATTCCTCACATGCCTGTGTTTCCGTCAATCCGTCAAGCTGCAATGCCCAAATGACCTCACGTTCCTCCTCGCATAACGCACGACCTCTTTCAATCATTTCTGTGTTCAATCCGGTGTCTGCTGCTGCATTGTTTTCACGCAATTCCCACCCCTCCTCACGATATATCCTCAACCTTTCGTCATCTATTACCGTAAATTCATGATTCAGCAGTGTCACATCTTCTGTCGTATGTATCACACACACCTGCCTGTCATAGCTGTCTTGTTTCGGGATTCCCCAATATATACCGAATAGGTGAGGTTTGCATTTCTCCTCCACCGGAACTTGTCTTGTTATCAACACCCATGCACCGGATTCAACATCGTTTTCCTTGTTGTATTCCATGTTTGCGTCATAGTCTCCGTATTTTTTGCGTTGTTCGTAGTTTTTACGACTTTTCTCATAATCTTTCATGTCCTGCTGCCTCCTGTTCCTTTATCACTAAATCCGGACATTCACGACAGTCTTGACCGTTCTCCTCGCACTGTTCCTGTTCGTGTTCCGTTATGTCCTCCATATCTTTTTCGTACCATCTGCAAAAACCGCTCATTGTCCTGCTGCCTCCTCTCTTTTTCAATATCTCTCCCCGAATACTGCGACGCACTCCGCAAAAACCTCTTTATTCGGAATATAGCAAATCGAAAAATTGTTGTATTCCGTGTGTTTTGTCAAGAAATATTCCTCACAAGCCTGTGTCTCTGTTAATCCATCGAGTTGCATTGCCCATATTGTTTCACGCTCCTCCTCGCACAATGCCCGACCTTTTTCTATTAGTTCCGTGTTCATTCCTGCGTCTGCTGCTGCCATATTTTCATGTAACTCCCACCCCTCCTCACGATACACTTTCAACCTTTCATCGTCGATGACCGTGAACTCGTGATTGAGCAATGTCACATCTTCCGTCGTATGAACCACACAAACCTGTCTGTCGAATCTGTCTTGTTTCGGGATGCCCCAATATATTCCGAATAGATGCGGTTTGCATCTTTCATCAACCGGAATTTGTCGTGTTATGAGCACCCATGCACCGGAGTTCACTTCACATTCTTCAAAATATTCCATGTTCGGGTCATAAGTTCCGCTTTGTTCATAATGTTTCCGGCTTTTCTCATGCTCTGTCATGTCTACCCCTCCATTTCCTTGAGTAATTCATGAACCACATTGCGATAGTCCTGTGACACGATGCAGTTCTTTGAAAACTGCGGGAGGACTACCATTCTCATGGATGCCTTTTCCGCTACAATCGACCGACGAATCGGTGTGACGAACATGTCAAATCCGGAACTGGTTTTCATCCACTCCTCGAAATCCAGTGATGTCTTGTTTTTCTGTCTCATTGTCACAAGACCCTTGATTCGGAGTTCCGGATTGATTTCCCGCAGGTCGTCAACCTGCTCCTGCAAATTGTGAATCGCCTCGTTTTCATATCCTCCGACCTTTACGGGTGCGATGACGAGTTCTGCTGCCAGTAGAATGTTGATGACCACCATATCAAGCAGACGACCACAATCACAAATGCAATAGTCGTATGCCTCGGATATTTCCTCCAGTGCATCCCGCAGCCTCGTGACTTGATTTGCCTCCTGCTTGAGCAGCAGTTTCATGTCTGTCTGCATGAGATACCCGTTTGCAGGAATGATGTCAATGTGACTGTACTGTGTGGGTCTTATCAAGTCCGTTGTCCGGTATGACCCGCCCACACTCACATGACGCTCAAGCAGTTCACTCATTCCTGTTCCCTCCGGCTCGTATGCCTCGAATGTTTTGGATGTATCGCCCTGCGGGTCTCCGTCGAGAATGAGAACACGTTTCTCCTGCTCCTCCCCCAACATGTAGGCGATTGCATCCGATGTCGTTGTCTTTCCGATTCCACCTTTCGGTGACATAACTGCAATAATTCTCATTTTTTCTGTTCCTCCTGTTATCCTCTTGTTACCTGTTACATGAAACCTCTGTCGTCCGGCTGTCTCCATCCGCAGCGGTGCAGGTGCATCCCCTCGCCCACCTTGTAGAGTGTATATGTGACCCCTGCTCCCAGTGCTATGACAACGACTGCTGCCACAATGATGATTTTCCTCATGTCCTCACCTCCCCGCTATATCGTGATTGTGTGGTATATGCACAACTGCAAATCTCTGAAAGAATAGTCCGGTGTTTCCTCCGGTTTCATCGGTGCAATGAGACCCCGTTCCTTGTATTTCCTGTGAGTGATCTCCGGAATTGCTCGGAATCTCTTGACCTCTGCATCTCCTATCTGTGCGACGATGTCCTTGTCAACCTCCATGTTTGCAAAATACTGGTTGTATATCTCCTCACCGTCCTTGATGACCCGAACCCTGTCCGTACTTTCAAGCAACGTCATAATATCCTTGACCGTCATCCTGCTGCACCTCCTCATTTCTTTCTCGGTTTGCTCTCTTTGATTTCCCCGTTCTTGAGGATGCTGTTGTTCGGTATATCCATGACCATCTTTTCGATTGCGTCCTGCTTTCCACTCGCTCGCCCCATCACAATCATGACATCGTTCATCCTCCAACTATTGAGAGATAAATATTTCTTGATGACCTCGATTGCCTCCTCTGCGGAGTAGCAGGTCGCCACGAAATGACCTGCCTCTGCCATGTCTTTGAGGAACTCTTTCTGTGATACCTGCTGCCTGTTGTCTCCGAACTTCATCTCGATGTATAGTCCGCAATAAATTCCTTTCGGATATGGCAAGCAAAGGTCGCTCACTCCCGCCTTGACACCCATCTGTTTGAGTTTGACCGCCTCCTGCTTGTTCCTGCTGCCTCCGTTCGGTACATGGTGCAGCCATTTCAATTCCGGATAGCGGTTCATGTTCCAGTTCGCCCATGACACGACATTGATTTGCTCCGTGTCCTCACTTCTCATTGCATATCTCATGTTCATTCTCTTTCACCTCTTTCCTGCTGCCTGTCTCCTGCTTGCACATGTCATAATATTCACAGAACAGACACACATGTCTGCAATCCTTGACCCTCAACATGTGCAGAATCCTCTCAATCACCTGCATCCCGCTCCAGTTCCTCCTCAATTTCTTTCATCCGGCTCATGATGGTCTGATTGTACTCATACACATAGATTCCGTTTTTCCATAGATGTTGTTTTGCTCCCTGCTCCCCGTAGTTATACGCTGCAAGTGCATCTTGAATCGTTCCGTATCTCTCAATCAGTTCCGACAGGTAATCTATCCCGACGAGTACGTTCTGATATGGGTTCGTGAGGTCTGTGACGTTCAGACGCTCCATCCTGTCTCTGTGGCACTCCTCATATATCTGCATGTACCCGATAGAATGACCATCATCACCAACCTTGTCGAATTTATATCCGGATTCTTTCTCAATCAGAGCGACCACAAGGTCATATCTGACCCCGTACTGCTTGCAGACGCAATATGTATATACCTGCATCTTTTCCGGAAAATAGCCACCTGTCCGACTGTATTCCTCCGGTATCTCATAGAGCACGAATCCATCCTCCTCGCCTCCCCAGTCTGCCGACATGGTGTCAAATACTGCATACTTGTCCGGTTCTGTGTCCTGCTCCTGCTGCCATGTTCGCACCTGCTCAAGCATTGCATTTTGTCCGGATGCCTCTCTTTTCTCGTCGATTCTCTGCATCCGTGCATTGAACTCCTGCGACTGCTGCTCATACTCCTCAAATTCCTTGTCATCTCGCATGACAGAGCGTGTCAGACCTATGCTCACAGCGATCACCAGTAATACCATCACCGCAATATATGTCCGTTCCCGTCTCCTCCTGCTCATTCTTCTCTTTCTTTTTACTTTCATTGCTGCCTCCGTTTCCTCATTCTCGCCCGTATGTAGAACATTGAGTTGAAATCGTTGTAATAGATTCCCGCATCCGTAAAATCAAAATCCGGATACCATTTCAACATCTGCTCACGAACCTGCTCATGTCCTTTTCTCATGGTCTCGACGTATGTTCCGATTTTCTTATATCCTCCGGCTTTTGCTGTCGGTCTCTTGGAATGAACCACCTTGATGTCGGGGTCTCTCAATCCCTGTGAGGAGTTCCACCGTTTCTCCGATTTCACCCTGTTCTTTTCCTCGACGATATACTTTGCCATTCCTGTCAAACCGTTCTCGTCCTTTTGTAGCCTCCGAACCTCGTTCCTGCTGCTCTGTTTCCAACATCCCTCAACCACATCCATGTCCATGTCGCCATCCATGACAATGTGATGATGCCACCGGATTTCCTCTGTCGGATTGTAGGCAGTCACATAGACATATCTTGCGTTCGGGAGACCCCTTTTCTTTCTCTGATAATTCACCCGTCGGATGAATTTCTGCACATTCTTGATTGCTGCGTCGATGTCTCCGTCCGGAGGGAGATGCTCATTGTCGTATGTAAACGTGAGCCACAAATCCCTGTCCGTGAAATTCTCATTGATAAGACGCTCCACATATTTCCTTGCGTTCTTGTCATTCAGATTCCTTTGAGCCTTGTCATTGTCCTTTTTGATACTCCGACCCTCCGGAGGTACTTCATCCATTTTCTTGAACTGTGGATATATCTCAACCTCGAACTGGTCTCCTGCTCGTATCTCCTTGAGTGCATATACAACCTTTTTCCCTTGCTTGAACATCTGCTCAACAAAAAACTCGTGCATATCCTCAAGGCTCTTGTTGTATGCTGCCTCATAGTCATACGGGATGAACGTCATCCCTTTCTTTCTCTTTGCCATTCTGACACCGTTCCTCCTGCTGCCCTTATATATACTTTTCAACGACTTGTTACTATCCATCACAAGGTCGTCAAAAGGGTCTGAAACCCTTTGAATCACGGGGTTTTCCCCGCTTTTTCATGCTTGCAATATGGTGTCAGATTTGCTATAATATTTTTAGGTTTTGAGCGTCTGACACAGACTGCTAAACGGGAGACCGCTGCAACGGTCTCCTTTCTTTTTGCTCTTTTTTCTCATGCTCTGCATATTTACTCTTGAATGTATTGAACTGGTACTCCACACCTCCTTGCAAAATCAATCTCGGCTTTCATTCCTGCTGAAATCCCGTGTCTCACACCGACCATCACTGCATCACATCTCGGAATTATTTCTCGCCCTGCTGCAAGCCCCGTCTCTCGCTCCTGCCGATCTGTCTCGTTGAGACACTGTGTCATGTATAGATGAACTGTCACAGGACTTTCGCCCCGCAACAGTGCCTCTCTTGTCAATTCTCTCGCATACTCAATATTGCGATGCAAGGTCTCCTCGTCTGCTGCTCTGTATGGTGAACAAATATATACAATACGCATCCGCTCGACCTCCTCTCACATGAAATCAAATATTGTCATCTGTGCTTTTTCTGCCTCGATTCGTTCTGATGCTTTTCTGTAATAGTCTGCATCAATCTCAAATCCTAAAAAGTCATGTTGTGTCCTGTGTGCAGCAACAAGACAACTCCCGCTCCCTGCGTGTGTATCAAGAATTTTGTCTCCTGCTTTCGCATATCTTGATATAACCCACTCGTATAGTTTCACTGGTTTCTGTGTTGGGTGAAAAGTTCCATCTTTGAGCAGCTCAACCCGATTCATAACGATAATTCTTGTCGGAACATTGAAAGACGTGTATGCAAGTTCACAGTCTGACATTGTCAAACCGTGTTGACCTTTATCCCACACAATCCACCCTTTCGTTCCTTTTGTGAGGTGTTCTACAAAGTAATTGCCCCCCCATATCACTTGATTGACTGATACTCTCTCCAGTTCTCTGAAATACTCCTCCGGAGGAATTGTAGCATCCCAGTTTTTCCGGATGTGCTCTTTCCGTGTGTGTTTAGGATTCTTCTTGTTGATATTCAGTTTCTGTCCGTCAATGCCTATCCCATATGGAGGGTCGCAAATAGCCAGTTCAAAAAACTTGTCCGGAATTTCCTGCATTGCTGCCATACAGTCCATGTTGTATAGTCGATTCAGTTCAAACATGACCTCTCCCTCACGCTGTTGCAACCGCTGTCTTTCCCTGCTGCTCCCATTTCTGACGTTCCTCCTGTTTTCCTGCCATATATCCGGCAATATAGGACTTGTCAACGTCATCCATCTGTGTGAACCGCTCTGCGATATTCTCAATCATTTCTTTTCTTTCATCCTTTGACATATATGTCACGCTCCTCTCTTTCCTCTGATTCTCTCAAGTTCTGCCTGTATGTCTTTTCCGGAATAATCTGCAAGCAGTTTCTCCGAAATGTGATAAGTCCATATTGATGACATCTGCACCGCTGTTCCGATAGGGAGTTTCCCCTGCTGCATCGCTATTCGGATGAATTGCGGTGATACATTCAATATGACTGCTGCCTCGGTTGGCAATATACGTCCGACTTCCATCCGTCTGACCTCCTGTTCTGACCTGCCTTGTCAATGCGTGGGCGGTCATCCCACACAGACGGGCGACTGCTGCCCGTTTCGGCTCTCAATAGTCATCTTCAATCTGTTCGTCTGCCTCTGTGTAATATTCCCCGTCATATCCTTTTGACATGATTCTCTGATAGCATCTGTCGCACACCAGTCTGAACGGGATTCCATGACAATCCTTTGTGAAATACATATCCTCACGATCAACCTTATGTTCGCACACCGGACATGTCCGAATGTCACGCTCCTCGAATCTGCATGACAACCCATTCTGTCTCCTCCTGCAATCCTCGACCGTTCCGTCTCGTCCTGTCATGAGTTGGTTTTTGCAGATGTCGCAATCATTTCCCTCGTTGAAATATTTCATTTCCTGCATCCTGTTTCCTCCTGTGGAGGCTCTCTCGGTCTGTTCATGACCTCGCCTCTGTTCCGGCTGAATTTACCGTGTTGTGTCTTTTCACCTTAAAAAGTCACCGAAAACCTGTCATCCAACTATGAACCTTTTAGCAAGTTCACCCGCTGCCATGTTTCTCACGGTATTCCGACGCTGTCTTTCGGCTTGCCATCGTCAGAGCGTCGGTCGCCATCCGGACGCTGACGGGGTGACTGCTGCCCCCGTTTCGGCTTTTATTTTTCTGTCCTGCATTGTATAATCAATGCAAGGAGGTGATTTCATGAGAGATTCAATCATTGTTAGCATTTCAGAACTCCGCTCCCTCGTTCAAGATGCTCGTCGTACTGGAAAACAATATGTGCAACTTTCCATTCTTGAGCCTCTTGACGATTCTGACGGTGGAGAACCCGTTCCCGCAGAGCTCTCTCTTTGTGCTTTTGATTCTTCGGAGTGCATAGAATTTGATAACATCTATGCACCCGAAAACGAATCCGAACTCAATGAGCAAATTGCAACCGCTGTTCACATGAGTTCTAATCTGTTATGAATTTAGGTCTATCACATACCGGAGATTTGAGGTTTCTGCCTTATGTCTCCGGTATTTGATTCTCCGGATTTCCTTGTCAACCACTTCCTTGAGGCTTTCTTTTTCCTCCTCAGTCAGTCCTTTGACTACAATTTCAAATGCGTCCTCCTCAATCCAAATCGTCACCGTTTCGTTTCCCATGTTTACCTCTAACCTTGTGTTGAGATCTGAAATGTGAAATCCGGAGAAACGCTCGTCTGTCGATGTTGTCTCATATATTGGATAACCCGCCCGTTTGCTGTTCTCCTCGTTCTTTTCATAATCTGTCGGGAAAATTCTTGCTGCTGCCCTCCATGCCTCTGATACGCTACTTACTTTTATATGTTCCATCTTGTTTCGCC